GATACGGAGAAAATGCAATTCTCGATTACATTGATTCTTTAAAAAATAAACAAAAAAGAATCTACACAAGATATAAAAATATTGATTTGATCAATGGTGATAAAAATCTGCCTGATATTCAGCATATGGAACATCATTGGGCAATTAACGATTGCATCATTCCGGGAGAAACTCTGCCTATAGAAATTTCAAGAGGTTGTATTTTCAACTGTCGATTTTGTTCTTATCCCCTTAACGGAAAAAAGAAATTTGATTATCTACGAGATCCTTTGTACATAAAAGACGAAATGATTAGAAACTACGAGCTCTTCGGCACTACAAATTATATGTTCAGTGACGATACTTTTAATGATAGTACGTACAAATTAGAACAGTTACATAAAGTTTTTACGTCGTTGCCTTTTAAAATAAAATTTGTGTCTTACCTGAGATTAGATTTATTGTATGCTCATCAAGAACAAATACAACTATTAAAAGAAATGGGTTTAGGATCGGCTGGTTTCGGTATAGAAAGTCTAAAACCAAAAACTGCTAAATTTATCGGTAAGGGATTAGCAGAAGATAAAGTCAAAGATTTTTTGCCTAAACTTTATTACGATTATTGGAACGAAGAAATATCAGTAATTTGCTCTTTTATAGTAGGGCTTCCGTACGAAACAGCAGAAGAAGTTGAAGAAAGTTTTAAATGGATACAAAGCGTAGGAATTAATTCAATATGGATGCCATTGGCTATTACTCCTAGCAATTTTTATCTCAGCGAAATAGATAAAAATTATGAAAAATATGGATATGTTTTAGGTGAAGAAATAGGTTATTGGAAAAGTCCTTTAATGGATAGGAAAAAGGCTGAGGAAATAGCATTGAGATTTAGTAAAGAAGCCAGCTCAGTAGGAACAATTAATTCTTGGTACTTATTTTTAATGCTGAGTTACGGTCTGAATAGTTTCGAAGAACTTAAAAAATTAAAATGGTCTGAATTAGATATTAAGAAATATTCTCATAGAAAAGAACAACTAATTCAAGAATATAAAAGATTGTTAGCAGAATCCATAAAATGATAGATACTTACAAAACTGTCGATAATTTTGACTTAGATTGGCAACATTTAAGAGACACAGCCAAGCAAGATAAAGATCATTTGCTATGGGAAAATTATCAGGATTTTAATTTAGAAACTTACGATCACATGATTGTGAACGTTAGAGACGGAACTCCTGCTGCATTTCACGGTATTTACAATAATGGTCGATGGCCCAACAATGTGGCCAGATTTTGTAATCGAGCCTATATAAATCCTCATTTCAGAAAATTGGGACAGGGGCTGGAAATAACTTACAAAAATATAAAATATGTTTTGGACAATTATGAAAATTGGGGCAAAGACATATTGTTTATTTCCCGAGGAGTTCAATATGACAATGCTGAGATTACCTGGAAAAAATTTCAAAAATTCTGTCAATTTTTAATGGAAAAAACAAACTATAATTTAATTTACGACGATAAGCTCTACCAATGTTGCCCTAATTTATGTAAGGATTGTTTCCAATTTTGCGTATGGTATGATCCAAAAAATCTCAAAAAACATCTAAATATACACAGTATTAGTATTGATCAATGGGCTCGTTTACCCTGAGCCTAGATTACTTTATCTGGCATAAATAATACAATAAGAGATAGCACCAGGAGTCGACTACTATGCCTTTACAAATTCGCAGAGGAACCACAGCGGAAAGAACATCAATTAGGCCCGTTATAGGCGAGTTGATCTACGACAGTACTTTAAAGCAGGTTTTTGTAGGTGATAGCACAGACGGCGGAATTACAGGTACCCTTGGAGGAAATACAGTATCATCCTTTGGAATTGAGGATGCTCAAGATGCTATTAGAGATCTTTTTAACGCTGGAACCCATACTGGAATATCATTTTCCTACGACGATGCATCGAACAGGATTTCAGCTACAGTTGGCGGCGGAGTAGTCGTTTTAGATATCAAGGGTTCCGTATTTACAGATGATACAAGTACAGTTCTAGTAGACGCTGTGCTAGGGGCTATAAATCTTGATAATACTATTAGAAGTAATGTAATTCCTTACGTAGATTCTACTTATGATCTAGGTAGTGCGTCAAAGCGTTTTAAGGATCTTTATCTAAGCGGATCTAGTTTATATGTAGGTAATGCGGTAATTACAGCCACAGGATCTGCAATTAATTTGCCAGCAGGATCAACAGTGGGCGGAGTTGCTATTGGATCAGGCGGAACTGGCGACGGCGTTGTTGCTGGAATGAACTACAATATTAATATCGTAGGCGACGATAGTACATTAATCGTCAATGCAACGAACAGATCTGTAACAGCAGCCGGTGGGTTCACAGGCAATTTAACAGGTAACGTTACTGGAAATATCAGCGGAGTAATTACCGGTACTGCAGGATCCAATATAACTGGCAGCGTATTCGCTACTGATGCTAGTTTAATGCTCAATGGTAGTGCTAAACAAGTAACTGCGGCCGGTGGATTTTTTGGAGATGTTACCGGAGATCTAGTAGGAAACGTTCAAGGAAATACCACAGGTTATCACACAGGTGATGTGAGGGGCTCTGTGGTCGCAGACGATTCAACTATGTTAGTAGATGGTGTTTCTGGTAGAATTGTGGGACCTGTAACTGGAAATTCCATTACTTCTTCCGGTGCTACCGTTCTTAATACAACATCAAAGACCGCTACATTAGCACAGATAAATTTAGAAGGCACCGGTCTGCTATTTGGTACCACAATGACTGTGTTAACGTCATTGAATAATTTTCTTACAGAATCATATAGTGCTGGCGGTGATCCTTTTGTTAATATCTATAGCGGTCATGGATCTGCAGCAGGCACAGGCGAAGTATCACTAACACGAAGCAGAGGTACTTTGATATCTCCTTCCGCTGTTCAAAACAACGACGAATTAGGACATTTTGTCTTTACCGGTCACGACGGATCTAACTTTTCAACATCTAGTAGAATTATATGTTATGTAGACGGTGCAGTAAGCACAGCTACTATACCATCGAGAATTGCGTTCAGCGTCACTAACAGCACAGGAACAGAAGCTACTAAACTAACTATTAAGAGTTCGGCAGTAGAATTTGCAGTACCTCCTAAACTTCCAGTAGTTGCAGATGACACAGCTCGTACAGCGTTAGTAGCATCTCCGTCTGCAGGAATGTTAATCTTTATGCAGAGCGGGACAACTCCGGCAGCCACAAATGTAGTTCAGGTGTATGACGGCAGTAACTGGGTTAACTTACATTAAACACTGACATATCTTTAATAAAATAAGGCATGGTTTGTAATAGATCATGCCTTTCTTTACTTTTAGGTATGCATAGACCGCAGCCACAAAGATCGTTAGGGCATTGTATTATAGGCATTTGTTTGCTTACTAATCTGTCTCGAAGATCTGTTATCACAGACTCCCAGTCTGAAGTTTTTCCTATAGAACCTCTGGTACTGTCTAGTTTGGCCTGACAGGTTTGATGATGATATATCAATTCATTCTGTTGATCGATATGTAAAAAATACCAATTCACTGCACAACTCCATCCTTTGAAGTTTCTGTAATTAACTGATTTAGTTATTTCTTCTGTGTCACCATTACAAATCTTGAAGCTTCTTCCGCCGCAACACGGTCTGTGTAACGGCCCGACGTCGATATTCCAAAAATCTTTGAGCCAATCTTTTTGTTCTTGAGTATATAGATGTCCCTGACTGAACGGACTGGTGGGATTTTCTCCTATTAATCTAGGAATGAAATTAACATTATTTTCTTTTAACCAATCACATAGATCTTTACACTCATCAAAAAAATTAAAATGAAACATAACATTGACTTTCATTTTAATTCCACTGTTTTTAAATTGTATAATCCGTTCTTTTACCTGTTTTTTGAGTTTAGAATCTACTTCGGCGTGATAACTTATTGTTACGTGATCGTAGTTCTTAATTATTCCATCTGCTATCTTAGAAGACATTGCACCGTTGGTCGTAACATCTAACCAAAGATCGATATCCTTATCAAGTTTTTCTATTTTTTTAAAATTAATATATTCTGAAAATTCTAAAAAGTGTGGGTTTACAGTCGGCTCGCCTCCTGTGAAACTTAAATGATATTGTTTATTAACTTTGTATTGAGATAGAAGATTGATATATTCAAAAACAAAATCTGCATTACTTTTCAAACTATCTAAACTTGCATGAGGACTAAAATTGTCGTGCCGGTGACTAGGGCAATAACTACAATCATAATTACACCTGCGCCCCATATCCCAAGTTATTACAAATGAATCTTGGTTGACGGGTTTTATTGAAAAGAATTTAGTCATTGTTTACTCTAAGTATAAATTGATCTTTTGGTTTTGAAAATCCAGTCTTTCCACACACCCGAGCACAGGTGTATAATTTTTTCGAAGACCAATATTCTTCCCAGATACGTTGCCATCTATCATCATTTATAATTTCTTTTATAGAATATTTTAAAGCTGACAATCTTTCTATACCACCCAATGCATTTGTTAAATCGTAGTATTGTTCTAAAGTTTTGTCATAAAAATTATTAACATAAGTCTGTACAATATCTAAATGGGTATTCTTTGGTGAATAATTATAGGGTGCCGAAGCTAGAAAACAGCAAGGAAATACGTTCTTATGAGCATCGATATAAATTTCTTTTGCATCTAAAACATAACAATTTATTTCGCTTTGCTTTAAAATTTTTTCGTAATTAATTATACTGTCTGCGTTTATTAAAGAAACTTTATTATCTGTTGGAGGTTCGAGATAATAAATGGTATCTCCTTTTTCATCAACTACATTGAATCGATCGCTGCCGACGAATCTGGTCGTATTTTTTACTGTGAATCTTTTGAATCCTATTTTTTTACTGCGCATCTCTGCTTCCGATGCTTGATGTTCATTGTGTTTAAATTTAATAAATGCCCAGTCGGCGATCCCACCTTCCTCAATAAATGCTCTGGCATTGTTTATAACGTTCTCGTAGGTTGTGCCTATTCTATATATGTGATGGGTATCTTCTAACCCGTCAATGGCAAAGACAACTGTATGATTTATCGGTAGGCAATGAAACAATTCCTTCCACCAAGAAGTTGTTCTGGCGCCACCATTTGTATGAATTCTTACTTCAATGTTTGGTGCATTATCTTTAATAAATGAACACATACGAAGAAGGTCATTGTTCATTATAGGATCACCGAAGTTACCACAAAAATACACTAATCGTATCTGTGATAATGTTTCTGTATCAAATATTTTTTCAAAATCGTCAAAAGTCCAATCAGCAATTTTCAAATTTTCATTGGTTATGCCGCCATGATACTTGCGAGGACACATTGGACAAGATGCCTGACATCTGTTACTGATTTCTAAATGTACTGTGTTGAGTTCTTTAAATTGAAACATAGCCTATGATCATGAATCTTTTATATAGCGGAAAATCTAATTCTCCCGCATATAATATATAATTTAAACCACTTTGTTGTTTAAATTCTTCAAGGTTGTTAGATATTCTTACGTGTTCAGCGATATTATAATTATTACTTTGTAACACTATCAAAGAATCATCGGGAACGCTTGCCAACCATAAATCGTATTGTTCTTGGGTGATATGTTCACAACTCGTATTGATAACAACATCAGCTTGACTTTTTTCGTTACACATATCAGCAGTCACAGCATTAAATCGACCTTGTATCTCTTCTTTTTTATTCATAGTTGCTGCGATAGATTCGCAGGAAGGATCAATGTCAATACTACGAATAGTAGTAACTGGTATATCGCTTTGAAACAACATACTGGCTAGAACCCCTACCCAACCGCCGTAGATATCAAAACTGCTTTCGAAATGTACATAATTTTTAAGATGATCTATCAACCACTCTTTGCTGTTCATCTGGCCTTGCCAAAACGCATCAAGGGTTCTTTTTGGATCCGAACTTTCTCTTATAGCACACATCCAATAGTGTAAATGTTCTGTATCAATTTTCATATATAGGTATAATTTTTTTTGGAGCTTCTTTCCATTTTGTTAACACCGCTTCTCCGGCACAAGAACATATATTCCTTTCACAGATTACTGGCTGTAATACGGGATTAAATTTCTCTGGAAGATCCGGATCATTGATGTTAAAGTAATTGTCAATACCATAGAGTTTAGCTTTACAGGTTCCTGTAATCTCTCCTTTTCTATTAATAGAAATCCAATTGATCCCGATAGTACATTTCCAACCGAGAAATTTGTTTAATTTTCTTAAAATAAAATATTGATCAGTTCTTGTTTTTTCTTTTGTACCGTCGTCGAAAATTGCTGTGTATGTGGGCAACATAGCAAACTCGATAAGATATTTTATAATATGCTTCAACGAGGGCAATCGTTTACGAGTAGTTTTTAAATATTTTAATTGTTCTTCATCATAATCTACAACACCATCGATGTTTATTGGCTTAGCCATTACCGTAAACTTCTTCTTCGTTGAAGTGAGTTTATCGATCATCGACCGACATTTGTCCCAAGCATTACGATCCATTAATACTGTTGTGATTACTAAAACATTCTTATCTAATAAAATTTCAGCTACTTTTTGAACATGATCTAAGTCTACTCTTTCGTGATGAACACTTATGCTAACCATACTAAAATAGTGACCATATTCTTTCCACCATCTGACAGTTCTAGAACCGTTGGTTTGTACAGTGATATTGAGTTTTTTCTTTTTTCTATCAAACTTAGTATTCTCACAGAGATACTGTGTTAGTTCTCCTAGATGCTTCCACAATGTAGGTTCGCCACCTAGATAATTTAATTGAATGCTATCTATGCCGTTTTCAAAATAAAATTCTATTATCCTAGATAAATTTTTCTTCACTATATCTAGTTCTGGCCAAGGAGAATCTCCATCATTACATCCCGGAAAACAATACCAACATTTGTAATTACAAATATTGCTGAGCTCGTACTGAATCTTTAAAGTCTTTGATCCGCTGTTTTTTATTTCTATCAGCTGTTTCATAGCAAATGATCCAATTCTGGAAAAATTCTTTTAGCGTCTGTATTACGAATCGAGTCTAAATTTTTAACATATTCTTTAAAGTCTGGAACTAGATGGCTATGATCTTCTGCTTCTACAAACTTTAGAATACTTTCCCAACGATTCCATCCATTGGGATTATGTTTCCAGAAGTCATCATCCTGGCGATAGTTATCCCATAACCATTGTTTAAATTCTATAAAATCTTTTCGTAACTGTTCTTTATCGGCTTTAGGGAGAATTCGTGCAGAGAGAAAAGTGGGAATATATAACATATGCATATTCAGTATCCCACCTCCTGCTTCAATATCAAACACTTCGAATAAATTTATCTTCTTAAATTTTTTCAATATCTTCCATTTAGCGAAATCTATAATATGTTTGATGTTGAATATTTGAACTGCACAGGCAATACCTACTTTGATATTATCTGGGGTATTATCTAATTTTATTAGAGCAGATTCAGTTTCCTGCCAACTCACCGGATATCTAATATAATGATTTCGATCTTCGAGAGCATCTATGCTAAATGCGAATCTAACTTCTTTGAATTTTGACCAAATGTCAATAATATTATCATCTACTAATACACCGTTTGAATTGTATCGAACCGTGATGTTGTCGGCATATCCTCGACGAATGATCTCTTCTAAAAAATTCTTGTGTTCTTTAATCATCAAAGGTTCACCGCCTGCAAAATACAGTTGGCGAATGTTAGGAATTTGATCGAATATTTCTTCCCATAGTTCTGGTTTTTCGTACCAATAATTGTCAAACGAGTTCTTATCCCAAGACATCTGGTGCAAAACAATTTTACTCTCTGTAGATTTTATCAATTGATCGTGATCTTGTACCCATCTACTACTGTCGTGCGGACTACACATAACACATTTTAAATTACAGGTATGACCTAATCGTAGATCTAGGTATCTGATTGTAGGAGGAACCTCTCCATCCTGAGTTGTTTCTTTTACCAATTGATCTATTTCTAATTTTTCTTCATTCCAATAATATGTTTCCCAAATCCTTTTGCTGACAATACCTTTAGATTCTTCTTCGAAACATTTAAAACAGCTTAACGGAATTTTTCCTTCCAGCATAGTTTTTCTAACATCTCGCATATACTTGTTATTCCAGGCACTTTGTAGAGATTCTTTTCCGAAGTTAGCCGGCATACCATTTTCTTTTTTTACCAAGCCAGCATCCATTATTCCGTTAGTGGCCTGACTAGCATTAGAACCGCAGCAAAGTCGAGCATCTCCATTTGGACGAGTGGCTACGTGGATCCAAGGTAAAATACAGAATGTTTTAGATCCAGTTTTTTGCTCAATGATTTCTATAAATTTTTTTGTTTTTTCAGACACGACTAAACCTTATTATGTTTTGCATTTTATTTTAGGTATTTTGCTATCTGCTGAACTTACACAACTGGGTGTTATACAAGGTTTAGCTTCTTTAAATAAATCAAACCCGTTAGTCAATGTTCCTAATGGTAGATCATGACAGCTGTAACTTCTTTTTACTTCATCACTACGTATTATAACACTTTGGTATCCGGAATTACAATGCCAACCTTTAAACTTATTAAAGTCGAACGCATTAAATCGTTCTGCTTGATCAAACAGATATTCTTGATTATTGTGATCATAGAGAGATATTTGATATATTTCTTCTCCGTCGGCCTGCTGAGGAAAACCTATTTGCATTAGATGAATCATCTCCTCTGTATATCCTTCTACCACCTGACTGGCTGTGGGATCACTTTGAGGTTTCAGTGTTATATTAATACCTCGTTTGTGTAACCGTTCGCAGCGTTCATAGAGTTCATAAAATTTTTCCGGAACCATTACCTGGTTAACAGTTACATGAACAGTATCGTACATTAATTGAAGACATTTATCGCCAAATTCTTGTTCTTTAGCGAACTCTGAGTGATAACTTGCAGTTATACTTCTTCTCTGCAGATTAGAAGTGATGTTCGCCCAATTTTTCCACCACTTAGATCCGGGACTGAGATTAGTAGTCATATGTATACTTTGATAAGGAGTGTCACTTCCGTCATCTAAATATCTAATCAAATCTGGTAATTGTTTAAAGGCAGTGGGTTCGCCGCCACTGAAGCTCCAATGAAACTGTGTGAACCCGTTACTTCTAGCTTGGCTTTTAATTTGGTCTACGGTATTCTTATATGTTTCAAAGGTCTGATAATCAATCCTATCTGATCTTGCATAAGGCCAACAGTAAGAACAATTATAATTACAAAATCTTCCTAATATCCAACTTACAGAGAACAAAGGTCTTTCTAACATAGTTCTCTGTCCAAATTTAATTATATTTTGAAAGGGTATTTTTTGAAAGTCGTGTGTCATAAACTGCTATTATTTAACCTATCATATATTGTATTTTTAAGATTAAGGTTATATAATATACTTGTGGTCGTGAGTGGAATAGGCAGACCTCCCGCTCGACTCATAGTCGAGAATGGGGACGGGGCGCTGAGTATAACTCGCAGCCTTTGTAGGTTCGAAACCTACCGACCACACCAAATTCTAGAATAAGTAGAATAACATAACTTAAAGGAAACAATTATGTCAAATACAGTAGAACAACTAAAAGCAGACTTCGAAACATTTTTAGCAGAAGATGCAAAGTTTACAGCAGGTAACTCGGCAGCAGGTACTCGTGCTCGTAAAGCCCTACAAGAAGTAGCAAAGAGTGTAAAGGCTCGCCGTAACGAAATCACTGCAGAGAAGAACGCTCGCAAAGAAGCAAAAGTAACAAAGGCCTAATATGGACGATAAGGATAATTACATCCTTAGCGGTAGCGGAACTGACAGCATCACAGTCACTGATACAATAACTTTGGATCTTGACATGGGCGCTGTCGGTGCAGCTCTGGAACTGGATGGTGTACAAACTATCACCTTGGATGATTTAAATATGACTTCATCGACTATAACTTTACCATCCTCAACCTATACAATTGGTGGCGGTGGCGGAGGAGTGTACACAACAAACGGGACTAGTGGTTACACTTGGACTCAAAATTATGCTGCACCTACCGTAAACATAGACACTGATGGTGTTAATATAAAAGAAGGTGGCGATCTTAAAATTGGTAATGTTAGTCTTAAAGATTTTATCTCAAAGATGGAGCAAAGATTAGCTATCCTGGTTCCTGATCCAGAAAAACTTGAAAAGTTCGAAGCTCTCAAAAAAGCCTACGAACATTATAAAACAATGGAATCATTGTGTTTCCCAGACGAGAAAGAAGAGAAAGATGAATGTTAAACTGGTATCCTATTCACAACCCACAGCAGAATTTGCCGGATTGGGTGTCGACGATGCACAAGAGCTCATTGCGTATTGCGCCCGTGTCAGCAATCCCAGCAACCAGCTCAATACAGAGACATCAGAGAAGCTTATTCGATATCTTGTTAAACACGCACACTGGAGTCCCTTGGAGATGGTTTCGGCCTGTGTTGAAATCACCACCACCAGAGACATCGCCCGACAGATTCTACGACACAGAAGTTTTTCCTTCCAAGAGTTTAGTCAACGATACGCTGATCCTACAAAAGATCTTAACTTCATCACTAGAGAAGCAAGGTTGCAGGACACCAGAAACAGACAAAATTCTGTCGAATTGGACATGGCAGACCCTGAGCAGAGAGAGCTTGCACGTCTATGGGAAGAAAAACAACAGGCTGTTATTAGAGCCGCTCGAGAAGCCTACACTTGGGCTGTGTCGAACGGCCTAGCCAAAGAACAGGCTCGAAGTGTTCTTCCAGAAGGCAATATAGAAAGTAAACTTTATATGAACGGCACACTTCGTTCATGGGTACATTTTATCGAATTGCGATCAGCCAATGGTACACAGAAAGAACATCAGTTAGTAGCACTGGCTTGTGCCAAAGCTATTGCTGCAATCTTTCCGATGACTGAAAGTCTAGTGACAAAATGAAAACTGCTGTAGTCATTCCTGCAAGGTTAGACAGCACAAGATTTCCTAATAAAATGCTCTGCGATGTTGGAGGTCAAACTCTTATACGCAGAGTATATGACCAGTGTTTGAAAACAGGGTTTGATGTTTACGTTGCTACGGACAGCCAGGAGATTGCTGACCAAGTAGACAATGCTATCTTTGCCTATGACTGTGAAAATGGTACTGCACGTATCGCAGAAGCCTACAAACAAATGCCACATTACGATTGTATTATTAATGTACAAGGTGATATGGTCGTTGTTCCTGTAGAAGATGTTCTTAAACTGCCAGCATTGTTAGATATGCACGATGTTGCTACACTGAAACATCCAATGACTGCCGAACAACAATACGATCCGAACACTGTCAAAGTAATCTCTAGTGGGGATGAAGCACATTGGTTTTGTCGTGCGCCGTTGAAATACGGTGATTGGCATTATGGGATTTATGCGTATCGCACTCCTGCGTTAAAATGTTACAGAGATTTAAAAGTTTATCCAGAAGAGTCAATTGAAAGTCTAGAACAACTTCGCTGGATTCAAAATGGTTACACTATAGGTATTACCGAAGCTGGCTATGCTGCCGAGATTAATACTCCTGATGATTTAAAACGATTAACAGCCAATGTCTGAAGAACTAAAAAGTTTCTGTGAGAACTACGAGGTCCGTGTTCTAAACGATCAAAAACGTAGGGCACGATATCATCCTCCTCGATTTTTCACAGAGCCCGAACGTGCTGATATCATACGAAATGATGTCGTAGAGTACGAAACTGAAAAAGTCTTTACCTTAGAAATACCGGAAGGCAGACTTCGTGCCTTGGTTGAACTAGAAAGAAGATTTTTCAAATGGCAACGACATAGTCAAGGCGAAATAGATATGTTTCAAATGCTTATGGAAAAAGAACGTGAAGAATCTTTCTATCGCCAAACCAATCCTGCTGTCCAAAAAGCCTATGAACAGTACTCAATAATGTTAAATATGTCAGGATATCAAAGGAAATTTTAATGACATTAGAACAGATGATTATAGCAACAGTAGTTTGGGCAATCTTAACAGCAATTGTTTACAGTCACAGCCACTGGGACAAGATTCGTGACTGTTATGGTATGTGGTTTACAAGAGCATATTGGACAGACTATAACATTGTAGAAGCTGCTAGCTGGTTAACTAAAGCTATAATTATTGTACCTGGATTAATTTTTGGTATACAGGTTTGGTGGCTGTTCTTTTTAACTTTAATAACTAGTCTTACATTAATTTGGGCAAGTAATAAAAAACTATTACCTACACTGGTAGGGTTTAATACACTTTGGGTTTGGATTAGTTGTATGGTACTAGCACAACATCTTGTAGGATAAAAATGAAAAACATTTATGTGATAGGTGGAGGAACGGCTGGGTGGTTTACTGCATTGTTAGTGAAAAAATTTCACCCAGATCATAATGTAACGCTAATAGAAAGCTCTGAAATTGGAATTCTAGGAGCAGGGGAGGGATCAGTTCCTTTCTTAACCAATGTATTGGATATGCTAGATATCCCTATTCCAGACCTAATAAGAGAATGCAAAGCTACATTTAAATTAGGTATTAATTTTGTAAATTGGAACGGCGACGGAAAGGCATACTTTCATAGTTTCATTTACAAAGACGAAATCCATAATCCTATACCAGTAGATCAATCGTTGATCGATAAGCTTCTTGCGTTGCAAGTTTCGATAGCGAACGGAAAAGAACCAGAAGAGATTTCTGTATATGAAAAAATGGCAAAAGAGAATGTTGTTCCTTTTACCTGGAGCGACCAAGATTCTTCATTAGATTCTCTTCCGCTGAATCACCACGGACAATTTTCGTTGCATTTTGATGCGAGACTTTTTGCTGTCTATTTGGCCGATCTTGCCCAGAAAAGAGGAATTAACAGAATTGATGCCAAGGTAAAAGAATTCCAAGGACAGGAAATTATAACGTCGATCGTTTTAGAAGATGACACAAAAATTGATTGTGATTATGTCTTTGATTGCTCTGGTTTCGCTAGATTAATAATTGGAAAACATCACAATGTCAAATGGCGTAGTTATATGAATACCTGCGGGCTAGACAGAGCTATGCCATTTTTTATAGATCACGATAATAATATTTCTCCAGTTACAGATGCATTTTGTATGAAAAATGGCTGGATATGGAGAATTCCGGTTTTAGGCAGATACGGTTGCGGGTACGTTTACAATTCTAAATACTGCACAGAAGAAGAAGCTCTTGCAGAAGCAGAAGAATTTTTTGGAATGAAATTAACTTATCCTAAAGTTTTTAAATTTGAAGCAGGGACTTTTGAAAAAACAGCAGTCGGGAATTCGATGGCTGTGGGTCTTTCTCAGGGATTTTTAGAACCATTAGAAGCTACAAATATTTGGGTAAGTGCTTTGAATGTCATAGATTTTTTAAACTGTGACGGTCTAAATAGAAAAGAAAAAGACTTTATTGATAGTTTTAATGATAGATGTTTGACAAGAAATACCAATATATTGGAATTCGTTTATTTACATTATATGACTAAAAGAACTGATTCTCAGTTTTGGCAAGATTTTCAAAAAAATTATCCCCCACCTGAAAGATTAAAAATTATATTAGATCAGTTGCATTCTGGAAAAAGTCCCGATATCGATTTCAGTATGTTTTCTGACAGAAGTTGGATGCAGGTATTACACGGATTGAGATTAGTAGACTTGACCAAATACTATGATCTCATGAAAGATTATTATGTGCCCTACATATTAACAACTCCACCACACGTTCAAACTAATGAATTCGTTTCTCATAAAGAAATTTTAGATCATTTTGGCAACTTCTCAGTATCAAAATCAAATTGATTCATTTTTGGATCATCTTGACAGGTTTTTAAAAATCTCGTATAATTAAAGTGTTCGACAGAAAGAATATATTATGAGAAACTATTGGACTTGTTCAAAATTTGCGGATTGGATCCGCGGTACTACCAAAATAAAGTGTGGTACTGGTAAAGAATGGCGTGAATGGGAAGAGGCTGCTAAGGTCCGCTATCCATTCCGTTGGTGGCTGGCTGAAGAAGGCTTAGACAAACTTCAAGACGTTTGGTGCTATATTCCCGAAAGAATCAACGATGTACGCTATTATGTCAACAATCGCTGGGTCACTAAAGCCCACGCTCTTACTGCTCACCCAAGCGATATTCCTCGCGGCGAGTGGCGTGATGTTGGCAACCGTTTTCTTCCATGTCTTTTTAATGAGCTTGTTGACTTTGTTGAAATAGAACAGGCTTGGCATCACTGCCTTTGGGACGATGAAACTCGTAAGAAGTACAGTTATCCTTGGTGGCGTCGCTGGTACCGCAACTGGCGCTGTCCAGAAGCAGGTATTGACTATCTAAAATGGGCTATGGCTTTGACTAATGAAGAATTTTTAGATGAAGGTGAAAAGCATCTAGCTGAGCCTACCTATCAAGCCAAAGCCGCCAAAGAAATCCTAGAACTCTACACTTGGTGGAAAGAAGTCTATCCAAAACGCCCAGATGTCTACGATGCCAGCGGCTGGAGTGCCTACTGTGAAATGCGTCGTGAAAAAGGTTATCACCTCCTTGATATGGAAGATAAAACTTCAGAAGAAGCAGAAATGTGTAAGACTGCATTAGACAAGAGTCGTGAGATCGAAGAAGCATACAACAAAGAAGATGAAGAAATGATGGTTCGTCTTATTAAAATTCGTGAATCACTCTGGACATAATAATGAGCTTGCTTGATAATTATAAACACAGTACAGAAGACCTGTATGCAAAATATCTCCAATTCACCGGTGTGATGTTAGAAGAATATGATGCTATGGAAATAGCAGGTATAATGGCTATACAGGCTTTGAGTCTTTATAGAACCTGTATGAGTGAAGAAGATTATCAACGAATGGTCAAAAGCATTTACGACCAACGAGATCAAGTTAAAACGTTTAATGATTAATATGAAATTACAGACACCGGCAGAGGGTATTCTTAAAAAGAACGATTGGGGTGATGCCAAAACATATCATGTGGTATGTGACTGCGGCTCAGAAGATCACACTCACGATCTTTGGATCGAAGCCGAAGATGTTGGTATTACTGTTACAATCTATGCCACAGTGAAATCACCTTGGTGGTCTATGAATCGTTTTAAACAGATCTGGACTTTACTTGTCAAAGGCTATCTTGAACATCAAACCGTATTAACAATGAATGAGCAGTCTGCTCTAAACTATGCAGAAACTTTAAAATTAGCAATTAAAGATGTCAAAGATTTCAAAAAGCCCTGAACGACACAGCTTCCAAAAAGAAGGCTATGTCAACCGTCAGGCAGAAAAAGGTGAACCCATTAACGAAGATTATCTCGATTGGTTTGAAAAAATAATCGACGATCATAAGCGTAAGTTCGACGATCCCAAAAGCAGAATCAACAATATGGAATACGATCTCCTAACCACTGATTGGATTTTGGAAAAAGTTCGTGCCGACGATGCCTATGCACAGAACTTATATGCGGCTATGTGTAACAACGGTTTTATTAAAATGGATATCATTCCTATTCTTAAAGAAGAAGAATGGGGTTGCTCTTGGAGATCGGCGGGCGGTATAATCGCAGATATGCAACAAAAAGGCGATTACATTGATTGGTACTGTTCTGGTATTCGAGATATCGGTATATATCCTCCAGCAGACGAAGAGCCGAGAGAACTCACCGAAGAACAAATGGCTAGAATCGAAATAGTTGATAGGTATGTGCCGGAAGGCAAGATAACCGACGAGATCCGGAATGATCTCCAACGTCTTGGTTGGGCGGTGGCGCCCGATGGAGATTGGCTTAAATTTGTTTAACCTAATAGGAGAAAAGTAAACTAAAATGACCTGGGAACTTTATGAGGTCTGGTCCGAAGTTGACGGACACGAAGAACTTATTGACACAACCAAAAGTCGTAAAGAGGCTATTCAATTAGCCAAAAAAGCCATTAATGAAGGTGCAGAAGTTTCCAAAGTATTTAGAGAAACTGCCGACGGCGACTATGAAGAAATCGAACGGTTGACAGCATGACAGATTGGCATTATAATATATACATACTGTTAAACACTAGGAGCAATTGATGGCCAAACTCTCTACTAAGACTCGTGTTACCGCTAAAGACGTAGCGGCGCATCGTGCAAATTCAAAGCGCGATCTAAGTCCAAAATGGGACGGATACGAAACTATGTCCACGGACGAGTTTTATATGCACTTTCGTCGATCAATGGATTATTATCGTGTAGAGTTTAGTGGGCGAGATCTCAAACCTAAAGTAATCAATTGGATGAGCGTTAATGGTTATACTAAGGACCAAGTTAAAGCCTTTAAAGATACCAAAGACTTTCGCTGCGGCGGGACTATGGGAGCCATAGCTGCTAATCTTCTAAGAGGAATGCCTCCAGTTCGAGCAGACTTTAATGAAGGCAGAAATACCGCTCAATGGCTAGGGGCACAGATTTCTAAAATTATCGAAGAAGGCAAAGACGACTACGAACCAGAAGTTACTGAGGAAAAGGCTGCTGTACCTCAGATAACTATCCAGGACCGTGTTCGCGAAGCTACCTTTGTAATGACCGAAGAGATCGAGGACACTATCGAATCATTTAGTCAAGATCCCGAAGCTTTTGATCCTAAAGCATTTAAGGTACTTAATCTTCTGCGTGGAAAACAGACTAAGGCTGCTCACGCTCGCATCATTAAAGATTATTATCAGCGTCAATATAACGAATATCTAGAGCTTCAAGAAGGTAAATGCGAACAGCTCAAAGAAGCCTATCGTCACCTAAGCAAAGCACAGGTCAAAAAAATCGTAACCTTCTATCAAGAAATACTGTCGGCCTGCGATATGCTGATGCAGGAAGCCAAAGTTAATCGTAAGCCACGTGCTAAGAAGTCTAAACCCGTAGAGAAGATCGTCGAAAAGCTCAAATATTTGAAACAAGATGATAAGCTCAAACTGGTTTCTATTAGCCCTGCAGATATCGTGGGTGCCAAAGAACTATGGATCTTCAATATCAAGACACGTAAGTTAGGCAAATACGTTACTAGCGAATTTGGTGAGCTCGGAGTTAAGGGTACTTCTATCACGGGTTTTGACGAAAATCGATCTGTGCAGAAGACCTTGCGCAAGCCCGAAGAGCAACTCAAAGAGTTCAAAGCGGCAGGTAAAGTAGCTCTGCGTAAGTTCTTAGAGGACATTAAAGCAGTAGATATCAAGCTCAACGGTCGCATCAACGAAGATACAATTCTACTCAAAACTTTGTAATTCGATTCTTGATCTGTCATAGTTCTAAATAAATACTAGACTATGACAGACCAAAACAACCTAGATAAAGCAATCGCATACCTTGGCACAGCTCTAAAAGACCTGGCCAATAATACCAAACCTGTTTTTGATTTTAACGATATCGTTAAATCGATACCGAAAAGAGGCCTAAGCGGAGATCATATAACGGGCGGAACAATAACTGCATTTTCTAGCCTAGGTATTAAAGATGATGCTACTTCTACTAAGCTAGTAATAGGCAACGACGGTATTAAAATCGACGTTTTAAGTGTAGGCACATTACAAGGAAACCTCAATGTTTCCGAGAATGTAACAGCCAAAAATCTAACTATCAGTGGGCATCTCAAAGCAGCAACTATTGAAGTAACTGAAATTTTATCAGATACTAGAATAGAAAGGTCTGCTTCTTTAGAGTTTAAAAAAACTGAAACTGAGTCTTTAGAAAATAAAGGACTTTGGTGGATAGGTGAAGGCTATGCTAAACAATTTGTTTACAAACCATATCCTGATAGATTCTTCAGTACAGAAATAATCGATATCCACAAAGACAAACATTACGCTATTAATGGAGTTCCTGTATTGACTCCTAATGAATTAGGTAACTCAGTGACTAAAAGTTCTCTCCGAGAGCTAGGAAGATTAAAAGGTTTAATAGTAGACGGTGATGTAATAATCGATCAGTATATTGTCTATAGTTCTAATAGTAATAGGTTAGGTCTAGGCACCGAAGAACCCAATGCTGCTTTATCTGTAATGGAAGATGGTGTTGAAGTATTGTTAGGCACTAAAGATCAGACCAGAGGTATCGTAGGAACTTACGCAAGTTTACCTTTCGACATCGTCACTGATAACACAGCTAGAATTACTGTACAACCAAACGGCGATATAATTCTTGGTAATCAAAATCAATTTCCAAGTAAAGTTTTTGTTCATGGCAAATTGTCTATTGGTGCTAAAAATCCCGACGATCGTGCTGCATTACACGTTCAGGGATCTATAAAATTTGACGACAGATTACATCAATACGGAGAAAGATTCCCTAGCAGTGGCAATTATAATAAAGGGGACGTAGTTTGGAATACTGAACCGAGACCCGGATCTTATATTGGCTGGGTCTGTATTGCTGCAGGTGCACCCGGGATATGGTTACCATTTGGTGATATTAAACCTACACTGTGAACTCGGTAATAGTTTTAGGCAACGGCGAAAGCAGGTCAGCCGTTGATATCGACAATCTCAAGAAGATATATCCGATAGTAGGTTGCAACGCTATACACAGAGATATTACCGTCGATCATCTAATTTGTTGCGATCATCGAATGGTCTTTGAGTCATTAGAAAATAAAAACAATCTATCAACAAAAATATATGTAAGAGAAAGATTTTATAAATCTTTCAAAAAGATACAAAAAAATAAAAATATATATCAACTTCCTGCAGTGCCTACAAATGGCAATATCAAAAGAGATAACCCCGAACATTGGGGCAGCGGTCCGTATGCAATATTAGTAGCCAGTTTATTAGATCATGATCAAATCTATCTCATAGGTTTTGATCTTTATTCGACTAATAACAAATTTAATAATATCTATAAAGGTACAAAAAATTATAACAGTACCGATTCTTTACCAGTAGATCCTAGTTTTTGGATCTATCAAATATCCGAAACGTTCAAACATCATAGCCATAAAAAATATATCATTGTCAATTATAAAGATTGGAAAATGCCTAAAGAGTGGATTTTAGACAATGTTTCTTTTATGGAGATAGAGAATTTCAAGAATATCGATCAAGGTCTTGCACTTCAACTAAATATCGTGTAATATACATATAGAGGACTTCTATGACGCTCACCCCTCTTTAAATACTCTGCGTGTCATCAAACTTACTCGCTTATGCATTTTATAGGAGGCAAGAGATGGCGAAATATCTTTCAACAAAAACTTACGGTAACGACAGGGGCCTGTCATGCTGTTTTAGACAATGGCGTTCAACACACAGCCATTGCTCACTGCTACATGGTTATTCCATTGGCATCAAACTAATCTTTGAATCTGAAACCTTAGATGATCGTAATTGGGTCATGGACTTTGGCGGACTTAAAGCTTTTAAAGAATGGAGCGAATGGCAGTTCGATCATACTATGGTCATTGGCAAAGACGATCCAGAACGCGGCACATTCGTAGAACTAAACAAAATCCAAGGCGGTTTTAAAAACATGGGCATCATCGATCTACGTATTGTAGACGGTGTTGGCTGTGAAATGTTTGCTGAATTAGTTTACAAAACTATGAATGAAATTCTAACTGCTTATCAAGAAGGTCGCGGTTGGACACATCCGGATGGTCGTGTTTTTGAAGCACGTTATCCAGTAGGTGCAGGTGTTAGACTAAAATCCGCTGAAGTATTTGAACACGCAGGAAACTCGGCAGTGTACGAGGGATGAACAGTTTAGAAAAAATCTGGGCCAGAGCTACTGGCCATTTAATGGGCAGTACTGATGAGGATAGGCCAGATGTGCCTATCCTCACTATTCGAGAGGCTAGAATAGCTTTGTTTCTAAAAACGTTTTGGGTAGTTATCCACGTAGTTACTTGTCTGTTCATTATTGCCAATGTCATTAGACACTGGTAAATAATAATATGCATACATTTTCAATCAACCACGTAGAGATCAGCAATAAGAATAAAATATTTTTAATCGCTGGTCCTTGTCAAATAGAAAGTCAAGATCATGCTCATCAGACAGCAGGATCAATTAAAGAAATCTGCGATGATCTTAATATCGGTTTGGTCTATAAAAGCAGTTTCGATAAAGCTAACAGATCCAGTATAACCACTAAAAGAGGTGTTGGATTAGAAAAGGGTCTACAAATATTAAATTCTGTTAAACATCTTTTTGGTATGCCTATATTGACTGACATTCATGAGTGCTGGCAGGCAGAGTTAGTTGCCAGTGCTGGCACAGATGTGTTACAGATACCAGCTTTTTTATGCAGACAAACTGACCTGCTACTAGCAGCAGGCAGTACCGGCAAGGCTGTTAATGTTAAGAAAGGACAATTCTTAGCACCACACGATATGAAAAATGTCGCAGAAAAAATAGCATCTACCGGGAACGATCACATTATGTTATGTGAAAGAGGATACACCCATGGATATAACAATCTTGTTGTGGATATGCGTAGTTTGCCTATTATGGCAAGCACCGGGTATCCAGTGGTCTTTGATGCCACTCATAGTGTACAGCAACCTGGAGGAATGGGAGAACGATCTGGTGGCGATCGGACCATGGTACCCTACTTGGCGAGAGCTGCTGTAGCTACAGGTTGTGTTGCTGGAGTTTTTATCGAAACTCACGAAAATCCAGACAATGCTCCAAGCGACGGTCCAAATATGGTTCGTCTAGATAAATTAAAAGAACTATTAGAAGAATTGGTGGCCATCGATGGAATTGTCAAAAGAAGAACGCAGACGCCTTAAAGCGGAAAAACGTGCAGAAAAAATTAATCAACAGTCTGTAATTTCAGCTGAAGATGATAAAGTTACTGTTCTCTGTGTGAGATTCGGTAATCGATACGGTAGAGAATATGTCGAGCGTCTTCGTAACATGGTTGCAAGGCATCTTACAGTTCCTTATGAATTTGTTTGCTTAACTGACGATCGTCATACCATCGACGGAGTTAGGAATATCTATCAACCGACAGGTCCTTATAAAAAACTTTGGTGGCACAAAGTTCATATGTTCGATTCTCGATTACCAGTACATGGTAGAATCTTATATTTTGATTTGGATATTATCATACACGCTAACATCAATAAGTTAGTAACCAATCTAGGTAACGGTTTTTACGGTATACAAGATTTCAATAGAAAATTTTACAACAATTGGAAGATTGTTAACAGTTCTGTAATGTCTTGGAGACACGGTTCTCAAACAGAAATATATGAAAAATTTATGGTCAACCCATCTGAGGCTCAAAGATTACAAGGTGACCAAGATTGGATCTATAAAGTAAGTTTTAATAAAATCAAATATTGGCCCACAGATTGGATATTAAGTTACAAGTGGGAAATACGAAAAAGAGAAGAGCTGATCTATGAAAAGGGTAAACGATTTTTCAAAGACACCCAGGATAATCTCAATATAAGTCCAGACTGCTGTGTAGCAGTATTCCACGGTGACCCAAAACCTCAAGACGTTAGAGACAAGTTTGTTGTAGACAACTGGCGATGAAATATATATTCGATGTCGACGGAACCTTGACTCCCAGTCGTGGTGTTATAGATCCAGAATTTAAAATTTGGTTTAAACAATTTATAGAACTTTATTCTGTCGTATTAGTTACTGGAAGCGACAGAGAAAAAACTGTTGAACAATTAGGTACAGATATCGTAGACTCTGTTGAATATTGTTTTAACTGTGCAGGCAATGCAGTTTATAAAAACGGTGAACTGATTTATAAATCGGATTGGGAGATGCCCGATGATGCATGGTTATTTTTAGAAAATTATCTGTACCAAAGCAAATACGATAAAAAATACGGTCGTCATTTTGAACAGCGTATAGGTCTTCTTAATTTTTCTGTAGTTGGTCGAAACGCTGTTGGTGATCAAAGAACTGATTATTATCATTGGGATAAAGTGCATAACGAAAGAGACTATCTAGTTAAATTAATTAATGAACGTTGGCCTAATCTTCAAGCAGCGGCAGGTGGTGAAACTGGTATAGATATTTTTGCTCGGGACTGTGACAAAGCACAGATATTAAATTATCTAGACGGACAAGTTTCATTTTTTGGTGATAGAATGGATCCGACGGGCAACGATTATTCATTGGCTAAAGTAATCATTGACCGAAATCGTGGTGTATGTTATAATATTATTAATTGGACTCACACTTGGAACACACTAAAACAACTATGCCCAAACGTATCGGTTTCGCCTGCAAATGGATAGATCATCCTAGTCAAGTCGACGGCATCAAGCCCAAGGATGACTGCAAAAAATACAATACTGGTAGTACCACTGTTGCCTGGTTAAATAGACAGAGTAAGACAGTCGCCGAACAAAAACTCTGGGACCTTATGGTGCAGAACATTGAGTCGATTCGCTTACTTGTTGAAAAGGTAGGTTCATTAGATGAAGATCTTAGAATGGTACGACTCAGTAGCGACATCCTTCCTGTTTACACTGAGCCAACTTGGGGCGGGTATTGGCGGGATTCCTCAGTCAGAGATTATTGCGAAAGAGAATTTGGAAGAGTGGGAGCTCTGGCTCGCGAGAGGAACGTTCGCCTTAGTTTTCATCCCGGGCAGTTTACTGTCCTTGCTAGCGATAATCCAGATATTGTCAATCGCTCAATAGAGGAGTTTGAATATCATGTGGACATGGCTCGCTGGATGGGATTTGGTAGGACGTTTCAAGACTTTAAAATCAACGTTCATATCGCAGGTAGACAAGGCCCAATGGGAATCGTTGCTGCGTTGGCTCGCATGACACCAGAGGCTCGTAATACACTAACTATTGAGAACGACGAAATCAGTTGGGGTATTGATTCTAGTCTAGAACTAGTCGATCATTGTGCTCTGGTATTAGACATACATCATCATTGGATTAACACAGGAGAATATATTGACCCGAATGATAACCGTGTTAAAAGGATTATTGATAGTTGGCGCGGTGTGCGTCCTGTCATACATTATAGTGTTTCACGGGAAGAGCATCTTAATGACCATCCCGGACACATCAGTCCCGATCTTCGGACGCTACTAGACAGCGGACATAAAAAAGCAAAACTCAGAGCGCATTCAAACTTCTACTGGAATACAGCAGCGAATCAATGGGCACTGAGTTTTAGGGATGACTTCGATATAATGTGCGAAAGCAAAGCTAAGAATCTAGCTTCATTTGCACTTTACGAAGAGGCTCAAAAGATTATTGAGCCTTTGGCTTGCGACCGCGAGTTGTTGCTTTCGTAACAGTTTCTTTGGCCTTGGCTGTTGTCTTTTTGGCAACTGTCTTGACCTTTTCTTTTACCACTGCTACATCTGCAGAATCAACTTTTCCGTCCTTGTTAACATCGGCGGTGGCTTTTACGCCCTCAACGACATTTTGAACAGCAGCCTTGGCATCAGCAGCGTCAACTTTGCCATCATTGTTTACATCGAGTCCTTTTGAAGAACGATTGTAATAAACAAAAGCACCAATTACCACTGCGGCGATTGCTAGAAGTACGATTTCCATAGGTTTTTCTCCTTGTGGTTTATTTAGCACGGTAAATATGCATATGCTACATTTTATTAAAAGTATAACAGAAAACAAAGACAAGAGCGAAATCCGTCAAGATAAACTCAAGTTTGATAAAAACGAGTTAGAGCCTGTGATGAGCGAAGATACCGTCAAATATCATTACGACGGATTAGCTGCCAAATACTCTGAACGTTACAACAAAGGTGAAGGCGACCCGGATTTTAACTACGGTGGTGCTATGTTACATAATATTTTCTTTGCTAATCTTACCCCACCTAGGGCTGCTAATAAACCAGAGGGGATCAGTAAGACTCTGATCGAAGATAATTATGGAAATTTTGAAAAGTTTAAAGAGGCTTTTGAAAAAGAGTTCATGGCCGCTCAAGGATCCAATTGGATCTATATGGATACCTCCGGCAAACTGCACACAATACATAATCACGAATATAAAAAGAATATGAAAATTGCTCTGTTGATAGATGCTTGGGAACACGCTTGGGCACTGGACTACCAACAGGATAAGGCAAAGTACTTAAATAATATATGGAGAATCATCAACTGGGAAGTTGTTGATATCCGTTTACAAGGAGCGTAAAATGTTAGATACACTATTATGGGTAGCAGTTGGAGCATTTATCGGATGGAATTTTCCGCAGCCGTTTTGGGCTAAGATCGTACAGGAAAAAATCCAGGCCATGATTGCTAAGAAACAATAAGGAGATAGTATGGCATATTCTGACAGAGTTATTGACCACTATGAGAACCCTCGTAACGTGGGTAGCTTTGATAAGAATGATCCGGGGGTGGGCACCGGTATGGTTGGTGCTCCTGCCTGCGGAGATGTTATGAAACTACAGATTAAGGTCAATGATGATACAGGTATTATTACAGATGCAAAATTTAAAACGTATGGCTGCGGATCGGCTATCGCAAGCTCGAGCCTCGTTACAGAATGGCTCAAAGGAAAAACCCTCGACGAAGCAGGAACAATTAAAAACTCCGCTATCGCCGAAGAGCTAGCCTTACCGCCAGTTAAAATACACTGTAGTATTCTAGCCGAAGATGCGATCAAAGCCGCAGTAGCTGATTATAAAGCCAAACATGATATCACTAACACCGTTAGCAGCTAACAAAGTAAAACATCATCTAGAATATAGAGGCAAAGGACACGGAATTAAAATCGGTGTAAAAACCACAGGCTGTAGCGGACTTGCATATACTATAGAATACGTTGACAATCCTATGCAGGAAGATCTTAGCTTTGTCAGCGAAGGAGTACACATATTCGTAGATCCTAAAGCTATGCCTTATCTAAACGGTTTAACTATGGATTGGCTGAAAAAAGGCTTAAACGAAGGTTTTGATTTTATTAATCCTAACGAACGAGACCGCTGTGGCTGCGGCGAAAGTTTTAGAATTTAGACACTGGCCACTCTAAACTAGCTGGCATATCCCATATTTTCTTTCGCTCCACTCCTTTTCGTTGAGCGAATTTCTTTGCATCACAGTTTGAGCAGCAATGAAAATAATTGTTACTTAATCTTTTACTGTGTATTTTTTTAAGTTCTCTCTTAAAAATTTGATCACAGTTATCACATCTAAAGACCGCTAAGGTCTTTTTTCTTTTATACCGATGTTCTTTGCCTAACTTGCTGACTCGAACATATTCTGTAGATTCAATTTCTGTTTTTAGAAACATCAAGTATTTACATTAGGCTTACAGAATTTTGGGCTAAATACTTAGAAATTCATATTCTTAGGAATTATTATGGCAAGAAAATCGATAGATATTGGAACACTTGGCAACGACGGTACCGGTGATAGTATACGTGATGCTTTCCGAAAAGTAAATGATAATTTTAGAGAACTCTACGGTTCATTAGGATTAGGTGAAAGATTATCATTTACAGGATTAGATCAAACTCCAAGTTCGTTTCAGGGCCAGGACAATAAAGTACTGGCTGTAAGCGAAGAGCAAGGCGGACAGGTAGTTTTTAAATCTATAGTCGAAGGTAGCGGTATTAATATTAATAGTACACCGTCTTCTATAACTATATCTTCACTGTTTTCTTCCATATCTGGAGATAAAAATCCTCAGTTAGGTGGAAATCTTTCAGCACAATCAGGTAATAATCAATACCGTATTCAAGACCTTGCAACTCCTGTGACCAGCGACGAGGCCGCTAATAAAGGGTACGCTGACACGAAAGTAGCTTTAGCAGGAGTAGAAGCGATAGATCCGGATGGTGGTCAAACTACTTCAGCATTTGGTAGAATGACTGGTCCTTTGATTTTATCTAGAGATCCCGAACCAGATGACGACGAAACATACAATGGTTTAATTGCTGCTACTAAAAGATACGTAGACGCTTCTGCTTTTGGAAGTGTAGCCAATTTATATGTAGCAACTTCTGGTGAGGATTCTAGAGTTGGTGTATCAAATGCGTTACAGGGTAGAGCATTAGCGTATGCATACAAAACGTTAGAAGCTGCGTTAAAACGTGCTGAAGAAATCATCAATGAAAGTCCTTTAGAAATAGGACCTTACAGAAAAGTTTTAACATATAACGACGGTGCTAATTTCTGTTATCTTACAGATATTAGTACTTCTCCGTTGTCGGGAACTGGATTCTCGGGAACTACATTTGTTAGCGTAGACGAAATTAGTATCAATTTTGGCGGTGCAAATTATGCCATCGGAGATATTCTTACAGTTTCTGGAGGTACTGGTCTTCAAGCACGATATGAAGTTTTAGATGTAGATGCATTCGAAGGCAGTGGAGGAAGAGGTCCTATACTGTCTATAAAACAGCTTAGTGCAGGAAAATATAGAGTAATTCCAGGCAGTGTTATAAGCGGTTCGGTTAGAGTAAACACTACAGCAACAAACGCCAATGGTGGTTCTACACCTGGTAGCGGTGCTACGTTTAATGTAACATTTAATGTTAACAGCGT